GCCACGACTGTTGTGACGATTCAATCGGGTGCTTATGCCACGGTTGTTTTGTTGAGCAACTCAATTGCTGCTGGCACTTGGGATTATCACAACGCTATTCCTTCCAATGCTTCTTGGTCAACCAATACGCTTTCATGGGCTGGCTCTTATACAAACGGCACTTGGAACGGCAACGCTGTCGGTTTGCTTTATGGTGGCACAAATGCAGCTTTGACCGCTGTTGCTGGTGGCGTGGTCTATTCCGGCGCTTCTGCTTTGGCTATTTCGGCAGCGGGGACGACAGGCCAAGTGCTGACCTCTAACGGATCTGGTGCGCCTACTTGGTCAACGCCCACGGCTTACGCTACGGTCACAGACGATACGACCACTAACGCAACCCGTTACCCATTGTTTGCGGCTACTACTAGCGGCAATCTGACAACTGAATATACAAGCTCGACCAAGTATCAGTTCAACCCTTCTACTGGAACGCTGACAGCAACGGTTTTTAGCGGCTCTGGCGCATCTTTAACCAGCATCCCTAACTCTGCCCTTAACAACTCGTCAATCACCGTTGGAACGACCGCTATCGCCCTTGGCGCAAGCTCTACGACATTGGCAGGGCTGACCAGCGTTACATCGACCACTTTTGTGGGCGCTTTGACGGGCAATGCGTCAACTGCCACGACTGCGACCACGGCGACCAACGCAAACAACGTAGCGATCACAGACAACACCAGTTCTAGCTCAACTTGGTATCCAGTTCTGTCGGCGGCATCTACGGGCAATAATCCCGCAACGACTAGCTCTACCAAGCTGTCTTTTGTGCCCTCTACTGGCGTTTTGTCAGCTAATGGAGTTGCACTTACTGGTAATTTAGGAACTGTTACAAGCGTAGCGGCAACTGTTCCGTCTTTCTTGTCAATTTCTGGCTCTCCAATCACAACCAGCGGAACATTGGCAATTAGTTTGTCTGGCACAGCTTTGCCAACAACGTCAGGCGGCACAGGTTTAACTAGCTTTACTTCTGGTGGTGTAGTTTACGCATCATCAACAAGTGCATTAGCCACTTCTTCGGCGTTTACGTTTAATGGTACTAATGTTTCATTTACTGGAAACTTAATACCAACAACTGCTGGAAATGGAATTAATTTTACAGCCAATGCAGCAGCAGCAGGCTATACCAGCCAGTTGCTAAATTGGTATGAAGAAGGCACGTTTACGCCAACAGTATTTGGTACAACAACAGCGGGAACTACAACATATACTGCTCAAAACGGTTATTACACTAGAGTTGGTAGACTTGTCACTTGTTTTGTTGAGTGCACATGGTCTGCACAAACAGGAACAGGAAATTTAAAATTAGGAGGATTGCCTTTTAGAGCATCCTCATCAATGCCATCAGCAATTTTTACTGTATTCCAAGGAAACGTGGATTTTACTCATGCTACATCTGCCATAGTTCAAGCAGGTAGTTTGAACGTCTACACATTCTTATTCTCTGCTGGTACAGCAGGTGCGTTTTATTCGCAATTTTCTTACTTTGTTTAAGGAAACAAAATGTCTCTTACAAAAGTTTCTGGCTCAATGATTCAAGGCTGGCAAGTAACGCCAGAAGAATTTGGTGCTGTTGGTGATGGAGTTACAGATGACAGCGCAGCAATTACCGCAGCTTGTAACTATTGCTGCCAAACTGGTGCTACTCTTTGGATGAGTCCAAAGGTTTACAAGAACGGTCGTATTGAAATTCATGGGACGTATGATGTTGTTGGCAACGGTGCAACTGTTCAATATCTTGGTGTTGGTCAAACTATTGTTGCTGGCACAGGTACAGGCACTTCTGCTGTTCCTACACCTTGGCCTACTGATGCTGGTTATCAACCTTCATACCCAGCAACAACTCAATACACATTAACTGTTGCTCCATCGGCAGGGGCTACAACGCTGACGCTATCCAGCGTATCCGGCATTACTGTTGGCATGAATTTGTTTATCTGTGGTAATCCAAGTTCAATGTCAACGGCCGGAAACTTTATCCCTAGAGATTTTGAATTTGTGCAGGTAGTGGGTATTGCAGGTAATGTAATTACACTCGGCGCACCTTTGCAGTCGTCTTACTTAACAACTCAAAGCGGTGTGTTTTATACCCCTGGTTTGGCATATAACTGTCATGTATCTGGATTAAATATCAACACCACTACTGATGCTTACCAGCAAGTTGTTCGCAGTTCGCTTGGTTGCACAATTAAAGATATTACTTTCTCTGGTACAAGTGCTGTTGGCGCATCTACATTTAGCGATGGCCTTGTTTATGAAAACATGGAAGTTTTAGGAACAGGCGGTGGTGGTTTTAGCACCGCTCGTGGTACTGTGTCTACGGTGTTTAACAACGTAAACATGAAAAACTACAACGTGCTTACTGCTTTCTTTTGCGAAGAAAGTCTTTATAAAGTTACGTTAAATAACTTTTTTGCTAGTGGTTCTTTTGCTGCTGGCTCAATGGATTGCTCTAGCTCACAACGCAAACGCTTATTTACTATTAACAATAGTATGTTCAATCCATCTATTTATGGCGGTCTTAATTCGCCTTTTAGTGTTGGAACATTTAATGGCGCTGACATTAACGTAACAAATACCATTTTCCAAGGTGCTGTTACTACTCCAAATTCGGGTAACTATCCAGGCATTACAGGTCAAGCATTAGTTTGGGTATCAGGAAATACCACGACCGATACTGTAACTTTTGCCAACTGCGAATTTATTTCTAGTAATTCGGGCAACACTTGGCCTTCCGCTGCTAGTGGATTCCAAGGAACGGTTCGATTTGACAATCTTTGCACTTATACAACTTGCACAGCACCAACTCAAATTGTTCCATCTACTGTTGAAGGCTCTTGGACACCAACTCTTTCGGGTTCGTCTACTGCTGGCACGTTTACTTATACAACTCAAAACGGTAGTTACGTTCGTGCTGGTAATCTGGTAGTTATTAATTTTGCTGTGACGTGGTCTGCAATTGGAACGGCAGCAGGTAACATTGTTGTCAATGGCTTGCCGTTTACGATCTCATCGTTGAATTACGGCATAAACACAGTTTACAACGCATCATTAAGCCCATCTGCTGTTCAGTTTGTAACTGGTGCTACCAGATTAGTTACTTCACAAGCTGTCGCATCTACGGGTTCGATTTACGGCACTATTTCTTATATGTTGTAATCATGGCTATCAAATACAAATGGTCAATCCCTAAGATGACGGTTAACCCATCTGTTGATGGCAAGACCGATGTGGTGATTTATGCCGATTGGATGTGTGTTGGCATAGACGACATCAACAACTTGACCGCTGCGGCTGCTGGAACGGCTAAGTTAGGTGAGCCAGCCAATCCATTTACGGCATACAACGATCTACAAGAATCTCAAGTTTTAGCTTGGTGCTTTGAGCCTGTAACTTATAGCGTTACAGACCGAATTACTAACGAAACAACTACAATTACGACTAATCTGCAACCAGACACAGAGGCCCAAGTAGCGGGTCAATTAGCTCGTCAATTGGCTGCTATTTCTGCCAATCCTCCTTTGCCTTGGGTTAAGTCATGAACTACAAATGGTCTATCTTGAAAATTTCGGCTATTGATGCGCTAATTACTCATGCACATTACAAATGTGTGCTGACTGATGATGACTTGTCGGTTGAGACTGAAGGCAACTGGTGGTTTAATGAACCAAAGATTAAAGTTCCTTTTGAACAAGTATCAGAGGAAATGGTTGCTAGTTGGATTGAGCAAGAGGCTGTTAAAGATGGCGTTTGCCACATAAAATCTAGGCTAGAGGAACAGATTAAAGCATTAGAAGCTAACAAACCCGTTGTTGCTCCTTGGTTGCCTCAAGTTTTTACCCCTAACATTTAGGAAAAAAAATGGTTTATTTATCACCTTTTGGCGGAGTTGGAGCGCAATTTTTTGATGCAAATGGATTGCCTTTAAGCGGCGGGTTAATTTACACCTATGCAGCAGGTACTACAACCCAACAAGCCACTTACACCAGCAGTTCTGGCAGCATAGCTCAATCTAATCCTATTGTTTTAAATGCTAGCGGACGTGTGCCATCAGGCGAAATTTGGCTAACTGCTAATTTATATTACAAATTTGTTTTAGAAAGTTCTGCTGGTGTAACTATTGGAACTTATGACAACATTTTTGCTGGCGGAAGTCCAATTATTGTTGATTTCACAGGAACTGGTAGTCAAACTGTATTTACATTGTCAAGTAATCCATCAAGCATCAACACAACAAACATATTCATAAATGGTGTTTATCAAGACAAAAGTTCTTATTCTTTAAACAACAACACTCTTACTTTTAGTCAAGCTCCTCCTGTTAACTCGACTATTGAAGTCAGCTATTTTTAAGGAAGAAAAATGACAACACCACTTGACATCATTAGCCGAGCATTAAAAGACATTGGTGCTTTGGAAGCGGGGGAAACGCCAACGGCTGACGCTGCCCAAGATGCTTTCGATATGCTGAACGGCATGATCGATCAATGGTCTAACGAATCCATGATGGTCTATTACAAGAATGAGATCATCTTTCCTGTTGTCCCAGGTCAAACCCAATACACCATTGGCCCAACTGGTGAAATCGGCGCAGGGTTTACTGGCTACGTCAGCGGCAACCAATTGACTGTTGCTAATACCAACGTCAACAACTTTGCTGGCACAGGTTCAATCAATAGCTCTACGCTGACAATTCTTTCAGTATCCAGCGGTGCTTTGCAGGTTGGTAGCATCATTACTGGCGCATCTATCCCTAGCGGCACATCTATTCTGTCGTTTGGTACGGGCAACGGCGGTGTGGGCACTTACACCATTTCGCAGTCGCTTTTTATCAACCAAGAATCAATCACGGCTAATGCGCCCATCATCACTTCTGGCGCTATCAGCAACGGTCAATATCTGACCACTAGCTACGGCGTGAACATGAATTTGGCTCAAGGAACGCAGATTGTTGCGTTTAATACGGGCGCTGGTGGGAATATCAATGAAGCAGGTACTTACACGCTTAACAACTACGTTACAACACCTAACCCTGCTTTTACAGGTTCTATTTCTGGGACTACCCTTACTGTTAGTGCTGTTTCTGCGGGTTATCTGGGTGTTGGTTGCGTGGTTAGCGGCTCTGGCGTTACAAGCGGCACAAAAATCACGGCGGTATTAACTGGCTCTGGTGGCGCTGGCACTTACACAGTTTCTGTATCCCAGTCGGTGGGTAGCACCTCGATGACAGGGACTGTTACGCCTTTCCCAATTACGGCTTACTATCAGCGCCCTCTGACCATTTCTAGCTGCTTTGTGCGTATCAACACAAACTCTAACGGCATCCCTGTCCAGAACGGCGGCTTGGACTATCCAGTAGCTGTGTTGTCGCTGGAAGAATACGAAATGATCGGCCTAAAGACCTTGAACGGCCCTTGGCCCAAGGCGCTTTACTATCAGCCAACTGAATTGCTCGGTAACATTTACTTATGGCCTAACCCTGCACAAGGTGAAATGCACATGTTCACCGACAACATCTTTAGTAGCTATACCTCGCTTTACGACACGATTCAATTGCCACAAGGCTACATCAATGCGCTGCGGTGGAACTTGGCTTATTTCTTGATGCCGATGTATGGCAAAGCCTCGCAGACCCAGATTGCGATGATTACCAAGAACGCTAACGATGCCAAGGCTACTGTGAAGCGCACAAACATGAAACCGCCACAAGTGGCTCGGTATGCAGATGCTTTGCTAGTTGGGCGGCAAAAGGATGCGGGTTGGATTTTGTCTGGCGGCTTCTTCCGTTAAGGATAAAAAATGGCAGATTTTGGATTTGTCGGGCCTTCTTACGAAGCCGCTTCTATCTATCAGGAAGCTCAAGAGTGCATCAATTTCTATCCTGAGATTGACCCTCTAAAGCAACCTGGTCAGCGTGGCGTGGTGGCTTTGTATCCAACCCCAGGGCTTACTGAAGTCTTGCAGCTTAACGATGCCCCTGTTCGTGGGATGCGAACTCTATCTGGTGGGCAATGGCTGGTTGCTGTGGTTGGAAATGCTGTCTGGGCTATCCAATACGTTAATGGCGCTTACACCAAAACCCAAGTCGGAACGCTGACCACTTCCACAGGGCAAGTCTCGATCACCGACAACATAATGACTTACGGTGGGCTTACAGCTTACATCGTTGATGGCGCTAATCGATATTATTGGATTGTCGGCTCGGCATCTACTGTTTCGCTGACCGCTACGGTTGCTGGCTCTATTCTGACTGTGACCAGCACCAACTTTGCTATCGGCACAGGGATTGTGCTTACTGGTAGCTCTGGCAACATCACGATTGGTCAATTTACCACTACATCAACCAGCGGCGTGGGTGGCTTGGGTGACTATCCTTTTACTGGCTCTGCTACATCAGGGACGTTCACAGCCCCTGCTTTCCAGCAATTGCCCTCTACTGATGGCGCATTTACTGGCGCTGTGACTTGCGATGTTGTGGATAACTACATTGTTTACAACCAAGGCGGCACTCAGGCATGGGGTTCTACTGACCTGCAAGCTGACGTTCAAAATGGCGACTTGCCCTTGGTTACGCCTTGGTCATCCAATGCTGTTTACGGCAATAAAGATGGCTCTCCCGACCCCTTAGTTGGTCTGATCTGCGATCACCGCCAAGTCTTTTTGTTGGGTGAATTTACCGCTGAAATGTGGACTGATGTGGGTACAGTTGTGCCTGGCGTCATTTCGTTTGCTTTCCAGCGTGTGCCTGGCACTTCACTCCAACACGGTGTTGTTTCGCCATTTTCGATTGCTCGATTCGGTGAACAGTTTGCTCTGGTAACTCAAGATACCCGAGGCCAAGCAGTTATTGGGGTTATGAAAGGCTACTCATTTGAGCGCATTTCTACCCATGCTGTCGAGCAAACCTTGATGAACCAATACATTGGCGATGCGGTGGCTTACACCTATCAGCTTGACGGGCATGAGTTTTACGTTGTCACTTTTCCGACTGTGAATCTGACATGGGTTTATGACTTACGTTCACAAATGTGGCACAAATGGCTGGCTTGGGATGGTGAGCAATACCAGCGTCATCGGTCTAACTGCGGCGCATTGTTTAACAATGTTTATCTAGTTGGTGACTATCAGAATGGTATGATTTATCAACTGGATAATGCAGTTTATACGGACAATGGAGCGACAATCCGTAGGGTTCGGCGTGCCCCTCATTTGGTAACTGATTTCCAACGTCAGTATTTTTCCGAGTTCCAAATCCAATTCCAGCCTGGTGTTGGCTTACAAAACGGTCAAGGCCAAGACCCGCAAGCTATGTTGCGCTGGTCTAGCGATGGCGGCTCTACTTGGTCTAATGAGCATTGGGCTTCTATGGGCAAAGTGGGCCAATACACCAAGCGGATTATTTGGCGGCGTTTGGGTTGGGCTCGTGACCGCATCTTTGAAGTTGCCATTTCTGACCCTGTAAACTGCGTCATTGTTTCTGCCAACTTGAAGGCTGAAGGAGCAGAAAATTGAGCGTCACTACTGCATCTTCTGGTGGCAATCTTAATTGGCCTAGAGTACCGTTCTTAGACGCTTCTACGTCTATGCCGAGCTTGCCTTGGCTTTTGTGGCTGCAAAACCCTTCTGTCAATTCTTTTAGCTCTGCCAATGCTTTAGGCATTAACTCTGGCGGTACTGGGGTTTCTACCAAGCCTACTAATGGTCAATTGCTGATTGGCAATGGCTCTAGCTATACGTTGGCTGGTTTGACAGGTGGAACTGCCATCGGTGTGACTAATGGCGTAGGGTCAATCACCCTCAATAACCTTGGCGTGACCTCTTTGATCGCAGGGACGGGCATCGGGGTTAGCTCTGCTACTGGTGCGGTTACTGTCTCAAATACAGGCGTTTTATCGTTTTCTGCTGGCACTACGGGGTTTACCCCATCATCTGCGACCACAGGGGCTGTGAC